ATAAACAATAAAAAAGTCAGGAACATAAATTGTGTGCTTTCCACTTAGCGGATTTCTATAAGGTATTCGTATTGCTTCACTTGCCCATTTTGCAACTGCTGGATGCTCATCGCAAAATTTCATAAAGGTAAATTCCCAACCAGATCTATATGTAGGAGTTCTATTACCTATGTATTTCTCAGGGTTTTTTAGATTGAATTTTCCTTGTGCAAAACGTGACATTATACAACGATATTTCTCTGTTCTAATTTAGTTACAGGGTTATCTACACGAAATCCTAGTGTACTAGTTTTACCTCTATTAATATTTAGAATTTGCGCAACAACATTACTAAGCTGAACTTCAGTAAGACCTTTTAATGTGTCAATAATTTTAAAAACAGGAACATCTTCTAATTGTGCTTGTTGTAAAAGAACTACTGCTGTATTTGTTGCAGATATTTCATCAAATCCTCTTGATAGGAAATAACTAATCGCTGCATCTACTTCTTCTGCACTGTAATATATGTCTTTTTGATAGTATTGGTCAAAAAACTTTTTAGTTTTATTTGCACTGTCTACTACACTTTGTCCTGGGTAATCTGATACTGCCATATTATAATCCTTTTATAACGTTACTGCCTATTTGTTGTAATTTTTTATTACCTGCATCTACTGCATCTATTAAATTATTAGTTATTGCTGTTTTTTGTGTGCTAGGTAAACTATTGAACGCATTTAACGTTGTAACTGCAAATCCTGCAACTTGTCCTGTTAAAACTGCTTGATTTGTAAATGACCTTTTTGCGCTTTCATTACTTCTTAAAATACGTGTAACTTCTGATGCAGGAAGGATTTTATTACTACTAGTTGATAATGTAGAAGCATTAGATGCTGCGGCAGGCTTTGGAAATAATATATTAGGGAATCCACCTGGATTTTTTAGCAAGTCACCTATTATTGATCCAGATCCTGGAATAATATCGTTAGCAAATTTAACCAAAGGTCCTGTATCACCGGGTATTTCAGTTGGCTCTTGCAGTCTAATATTCTGTGCAACTGAATATATAGGTCCGTTTTTAAGATAACTATCTGTTAAGTCGTACCCTGTATCTGTGTCAGCAAATCCTGGTGGATCTCCGCTTTCGGTTACTGCTCCTCTACTATATAGGACACTTTCGTATAGAACTGTAATAGCATTTTGTGTAGTTCCTGCGCCGTCTGATGCATCTACGCTATCGTGTTGCCATTTTTCTACTAAAGGATTAACAAGTGTGTAACCGATCCACTCATGTCTTGCTAATTGAAATATCTTAATACTCTTAAAAAAAGGAGTTGCAGGTCCGCCATCTAGTCCATATCTAGGTACACTTTCTCTGTATTTGTCTCTTGGACCAAAATCCTTAGGCGTGCCTGCTGAGCCAAATTTACTACCATCTTTAAAATAATATCTGTAGTATTCTTCAAGTAGTTTAGATGTAATACCTACATTGTCATCATGGAAAGCAATATTAATAGGATCATAATCAATCCTAGTTTGCATGTGTTTAGTTCTATTGTATTGTTTCTTTGTTTCTATTGTTGAGCTATAGCTAGGTAAATCTGCTGTTTTAACAAGAACATTGATAACTTTATTATACTGTGCTGTTGTACTTGCAAATTGTCTTGCTTCGTCAGTAAGTTCGAAACTTACATGATAAAGGAATTTAACTTTTGGAGCCCAGTCGAATCCGCCCTTTGTATAAAGGTTGTGAGCATGACGTGCATCTCTAAGGTTTTGTCTATCTACTACTTGTTGTGCCATACTAATATTTATCTATATTTAAAAGTGCGTATAATAAGTAAAAAGGAGGCTACAAACGTAACCTCCTTTAATAACAGGATAGATGCTTTAATTAGAATTAGCTCTGGCCAGTAACTAGAACCTGAGGTCCGTCTGTACCGCCTGATGCTCTTCCTACTGAGTCGCCAACACCGCCGCCAATTGCGCCGCCTGGCTCTGTTTGTATAGCATTATCGTAACGTATAGTCAGTGAAATTGTAACTGGATCGTTAGTTGCATATGCTAGTGAATTATAGTTTGCTGCTTCAACATAGCAACCAACTAGTTCATATCTATCTAGAACGTTTGCTTCTAAGTTTCCGTTACCACCGTCTAAGATTTCAATTTTTGTTTTAAATTTGTATGTGCCGCCTGCTGCTGCTGATGCTTGCTCGAAGAAATCGAACTGCTTCTGTAACTGCTGTCCAACTACACGTTGAATGTTATTATTAACATCTTCACGCAATGTTAGTGTAATTGGATCCCAAGTGTGTTTACCAGCTAGGTAACTTCTTGAGTTATAAGCGTCAATTGTAATTTGTTCAAATGTCAAGTTAGGTCTTGTAACATCTACAACCTGACGTGTCATTTCTCTAAGGTCAGCACCTGCTCCAAATCCTTCTAGGATTACACGGAAGCGATACTGTAGTTTTGGCATCAACAAGCTCTGGTTACTGCCAGCGCCTTCTGTTGGGACCGAAATATTGTTTAATGATGTGATTGGCATTCTATCCTCTCCTGTTCACAAGTATTTATCTAATAACTGGTGCTATTTTTCAAGCACCAGTTATGTGCGTAGTTTTTAGCCAAGTGCAGCTATTTCACCTGTATTTTTCAAACGCAACGGAATGTAAATAAATTCAATTGCCTTGACTGGTTCAATCGCAATATCTAAGTATAGCTCGTTACGATCAATTCTTGCAGGTGTGTTGTTTGTTTCATCACATACTGCAATAAAGTCGTATATTGCTCTTAGACTTACTAACTCTAGCAAGAATGCATCTGCTGCTGCTTTAACTTGATCTCTTGTGATCTTATCGTTTGGTTCAAACAAGTAAGGTCTTGCAAGTAACTCAAGTTGTCCACGCATGTAAACAGTTAAACGTGCAACGTTAATTCTGTCTAGCGCACTTGCATTTCTAGCACGAGTTTTCTGACCAAATACAACTAGTCCGCTACCACTAATAAATGTGATTGGGTTAATTGCGTTCGAATACAGTGTATCACGCTGTCCTGTGTTTAGTGCGACACTCTTGAACTCGCCTTCGCTTGTTACATAACCTGTAGCACTTGCGTTTGTAACGCCACCGCGTCTTGTACCTGCTGGTGCAAACCAAGGATAAGCAACTTGGTCGTTTAGTACAAGTGTACGTAGCGCCATGTGACTTGGTGGAACAACAATGTTGTTACCTTCGTTATCACTTGTAAATCCAGCTGGGTAGTAAATGCCTAAGTACTCATCTCTTGAAACAAGTCCTCTGTCATTGTCTTCTACTGCTAGGTTAACGTTAGTTGCCCACTCGTTAAGCGAAGTTGCATCAGGTGTTAAGCGGAACGGTGTATCACCAACAACAAATGCTGTTAAGCGTCTGTCGTAGTTTAGTGAAATCATTTCACCGATTAGCTCAGGATAACCTGGGCAAGCAATAATATTAAACTGACGTGATTCTTCGTCACGTATGTCTTGGTTGCTGTTTACTTCAGCTTGTAGTGATTGTGTTACACTCTTACGCTGTGCATGACGTCCAAATGTGCCTGAACCGTCTGGCTGGTTGCCTGAGTCAGTTACCCAACGGTGTGGATAGTAACTTTGCATTGATTCGTCTGCATTACGATCGTTAGTACCACTTACGTCAATGTAGTTACGCTCAAAACGTTTTACGTTAAAGCCAGAACGTCTTAGGTTCCAAAGCAACATACCTTTTGGATATAGTGCTGGATCTGGAGCATCTGGATCTAGATAATCATTTGAAAGCATATCTACAATATCAGCTGCATCTTCATCTGAGCCTGCTATAGACCAACGTGCATCTGCAAATAGTACACCGTTTTCTGATGTTTGATCAGTTTTATCAACTAGTGCCCATTCGCCGTTTGCGCCCCAACGATAAATTGTTGGGAAGTTTTCAATATCAGCTGTGTCAATCCAAAGATCACCTGTTGCTAACGCATTACCGTTGCTTTGTGTTGTTGGTTCTGAAGCTGCTACGATAGGACCTGCTGGATCTGTAAGACCTGTGCCGTCACCAAAATCATAGTTTAGGTATCCTGACCAAGAACTACCGTCGTGGATCATAATATCAATTTCGTCAACAACCGAACTATACCATAGTTCACCTTGTGGTGCTAGTGCAGTCGGAGCATCATCGTCTGCTGTGTAAGTTAATACTCTCCAGTTGCTTCCTAAGTACTGCGCTGGTGTAGTTGTATTATCTGTGCCAAATGCATACATTAGGTTCAATGTAGTTGTTGCTGCATTGTCTGGATCATAAGGAGCAAAACCTGCTATTGCAAGGTGTCCTGATGTATCTGTTAGATGAATATCACCGCCACCTGTGTGTTCGATAATAACTCTGTTTTGTCCGTCTACACTTGCAACAACACTTGTTAATCCTGCGCTGTTGATTGCACCTGCAAAATCATCAGCATCTGCTGTAGTTCCGCTACCGTTAAATGTTACAGTTTTTGTTGATCCAAATGCATTCGAACCTACTACTGTTTCTTTGATATCAAAACTTACGCTTGCTGCTGCTAGTTGCGCTGCAATTTTAGCACTTTGGATTTTGGTTGTGCCTGTTGTGCTTCTGCGGAAGATTTTATATGTAGCTTCTACAGGAACTGTGTCACTTACGTTTGCATTTACATACAAATCACCAATTGCAAGATTCTTACCGCCACCAGTTCTATCTAACTGGTATAGTGCTTCTTCTTGCTTATCGTATAGTGGTGCTGGTTGAGTTTCCCAAAGTTTTGTATCTTCGTTCCACTGTTTTACTGTAAATGTTGCACCACCGTTTGGAGGTGTTGTTTGCATCCAAACTGAACCAGTTGGTCTTGGTTCTGCATCAGATGTTTTATATGTTGGTACGCTTGTGTGCGGAGCAACTGTTACTAGCGGAGCATAATATGTTCCAGCTGTAAGACCGACTGCTGTAAGCAATGATGCGTCAGATGCAGGAGCTGCATCAATCTCTACACTATCAGCTGTTGTGTAAATTTCCAAAGCACCGTCAACTGCTGCTGCTGTTACACCTGCGGTTGCCAAGTTTACATTAGCGTTAATGTCAGCTGCTAGTTGGGTTACAGTTACGCCTGTAGCAGTGACCACTTCACCGTCAATACTCAATTGGTCACTTGCTGTAACAGTTGGAGAGTTTACTGTGCCTCTTAAAGCCGCCCAAGCACTTCTCCAAGCGTCTGTACCTACTTCTACCCATGCACCTGCTGTGTTCTTATACCACAATCTGTTCATTGTTGTTACAGCAACTAGTGCATAATCACCAATAGCACCTACAGATGTTTTTGGTGTATAGTCGCCGCCAGCATAGTCAACTACTTGACTTGTTGCAACAATAATGATCGGTTCTTGTGATGTAAAGCTCTGGCCTCCAGTTGTTGTGATTGAAGCGCCGTTCCACTCTTTAACACCTACATTTGTGTTAAGTGTATCAAACCAGTATGTACCGTCTGCTGGCTCACCACCTGGAGGTGTTGCGCTTGCTTCAAGTTTTGTTAGGTCGATATCTGCTCTGCAGACGTATACTCTGTTAGTTACGCCGAGTAATGAATATGCAGTTTGTAAGCCATATTCGTTAAGCTCTCCTGCATGAATCATGTTGCCGTTATTGTCTGAGTAGAATAACGGATCTCCGAAAGTTTCTACAAGTTCTCTTTGACTTGTAATAAGGTAAGGTCTGCCTTGATTTACTGTTGTCGTACCTTCTGCTACACCGGCTCCACTACCTTTTACTTTATTAGCAGCCGTTGCAACAAATATCATTGGTACGGTACCAGCAGCCGCCGGAGTGTAAAAACTCTCGTCGATTACATTGACCTCTACACCTGGTGATACTAATGCCATTTTATTTCTCCTATAGGACGGTTTGTGTATTACATGTATTTATTACTTTACAAGAAAAATATAGTACAAAACCCCCTTAAAAAGGGACCGAAAAGGTGAGGTAAATACAGTATGAGACCTTTGTGCGTGTGTGGCAAAAGACCTGCTGCAATAAATTATTATAAAGATGATAAAACTTACTATAGAAAGTTTTGCGAAAGGTGTTTACGCAACGGAGTAAATCACGGTATACCTAAATGGGAACAAAAAGGTTATAAGAAAAAAGATACTTGTGAAAAATGTAATTATACGAGTAAACACCAAGAACAGTTTAACGTATACCACATGGACGGAGACTTAAATAATTGCCGTCCTAGCAATCTTAAGACAATTTGCGCAAATTGTCAGCGTATTCTTCAAAAAGAGGGAGTTGCGTGGCGACAGGGAGACTTACGCCCTGATTTTTAAATATTGTTTTGATTAAGATATCTACATTTCTTTTTAATCTAGATAAGTCGCCATTGTTGTCAATTGTATAATTGCACATCCATTGTTCGATGCTCATTGAGCTAGGATCTTCTTTAGGCAAGTGATCAGTGCGATCTACCCAAATAGCGTAATCAAAAATTTCTTCATTTTGCATTGCAAAAAATTCACGCTTATTTCGAAGCCCACAATAAATGTCATGCTTTGCAAACAAGTTTCGTCCTAGTCGTGCTAAGTCGTCCTTACAATAATCATGAATCATATTATACCATTCGGTGCGGTGATTATGTCTATCTGTATAGCACTCTTCTTCGTTAGCATAACCGTACTTGTCTTTTAGATCGTTGTAAATAAAAAGTTCTGAACAAAATTTTGAAGATGATTGAAAAGTATATCCGTATTCATTTAGCATTTCACAGACAGTGTCTTTGCCGTGTCTGCCATGTCCTACGACTAAAAGTTTGGGTAATCTCATTTACAAATCCTTTATAATATAGTTATTATATAAGAATTTTACTCCAATGTCAACCGTTTTTTTATTAAACTTACAACACGTTTTGACAAAACTATTTCATAATGATTTCTGTCAATTTCTAAATATTCTACATCGTTTCTGCAAGTCATGCTTGATTGGGTAACAATACCGTCATTGGCTCCAGTAATCCAAGGAACATCGCCTACAGTTGTTACAACTTGTAACCAAGGACATTTTATTTCTATTTTTCTACTATTTCTTATAAAACTACTGTGTGTTGTAATATCTTGAAATAACTGATAACCAGGATTTAACATAGCACCCCAAGTTGCAATCTCACTACCGTTAAAAGGTGTTGCTAAACTAATAACACCCTGAACTGCGCCAAATTCTTGCTGCAAATATGTTGCGTATACTCCACCTAAACTGTGTGCTATAATATAAAACGGACCATCTTCAAACTCTAATGTTTCTATCATAGAGTCTAAGTTTTCTTTGGCTGTTGTATTTTTTTCGTAGTTTAAATAAATTGGATCTTTAGCACGGATGCTTTTTTGTATGAACGCAAAGCTACGTTCACTTGCTGTTGCGCCATGAATGTAAACAACTCTCATGTTAACCAATCAAGAAACTATAGCCTGTTCCGCCTGATACTTGTGTTGAAACTTCAGTTTCTAGCTTTTCCATCTCTTGTTGTGCTTCTGCTTTTAGTGCGTCACCGTTTAGTGTTGATCCACCTTGTGGGCCAGCAATAGTAGCAAACTTTGAACGTGCTTCGCCTAGCATATATTTGCAGCCTGCTAGTGTATAATCTTTTACCCACTGTTTAGCAAGATAGTCGTCTAATATTTGTGCATCTGGTCTGTAGTTGTAACAAAATAACAAAAGTGTTTCTTCTGCTCTAGGACGTTGTAATAGTGTTAATTTTTTTGTTGTTGAATTCCAAGTAAACTCAATAAAACTACCAAACATTCTTCCTACTAGTTCTTGATGTTGTGAGAATAAATCGTATGTAGCTAAGCCACCCATTTTAGAACTAGATAGCAAATATGTGTTTGTATAAGCTAAGTTAAACGGTTCAAATAGACTGCCGCCATCGCCGCCGCCTGTTCTTGATCCAATTGATCTTCTAAATAATTTTCTTACTTCTACCACTTCATTTGGCAGTGTATATTCGTTCTGGTCTACTACTGTAGGCATAAACATATAAGATTCTTCTACACTATTATCAGAACGCTGCCTAAAACGTGTAAGTGCTTTGTTTAAAGCAGTCTCATAATGTATAGGATCCAATTCTACATCAACCATGCCACCGCCTAAAAATGCATGTACATAGTCAAATACTTCTTGTTTTTGAGTTGCGATATCAGCCATATATATTCTCCACATAGTATTTATCGTTACGATAAATATGTATATGCCAAGACTATCATTATATAAACCAGAACGCGGAGCAGATTACACATTTTTAGATAGACAAATCTTAGAAATGTTTACTATTGGTGGAACTGATATCAACGTTCACAAATACATCGGAAGTACTAATCCTGCTGAAGGAGAAGGTACCGCTGTTAATCCTACATATGCAACAGAGTCGGAAACAAACATACAAGACTTACTGTTTTTAGAAAATCGAGATCGTAAGTACGATCCTGATATTTACTCAATGCGCGGAATATACAATGTACAAGATATTGATTTTGATCTTAGCCAATTTGGATTGTTTTTAAGTAACGATACACTTTTCCTTACAATACATATTAATAGTAGTGTTAAGACGCTTGGTAGAAAAATTATGAGCGGGGATGTTATTGAATTGCCGCATCTTAAAGATGAGTATGCTGCTAATGACTATGAAATGTCTCTGAAACGATTTTATGTTGTAGAAGATGTAAACCGTGCAAGCGAAGGTTTTTCGCCTACTTGGTATCCGCATCTTTACAGATTAAAATTAAAGCAAATATACGACGGACAAGAATTTAAAGATATTTTAGATCTTCCAGCCAGTGAAGATAATGATACAACACTGCGTGATATGCTTTCAACTTATGAAAAAGAAATGCAAATTAATAATGCCGTTGTGCAACAAGCAGAAGCTGATGCTCCTCTAAGTGGATATGATATAAGTCACTATTATTCTGTTGCATATAACGACGACGGTACTGTTAATTTAAACACAGCTGACCAAACAGAATTAGATGCAAGCAATATAAGCAACGATGCATCAGAAATTACTAATCGTCCGGAACGCGAAGGGTATACTGGATACTTGTTAGGAACCAAAGATGCACCAAACGGAGCACCTTACGGAATGGGAAATAGTTTTCCCAGAGTTAATCAACAAGGTGATTATTTTTTAAGGACAGATTTCTTGCCAAACAGACTATTTAGATATGACGGTAGAAAGTGGGTTAACCAAGCAACAGATGTTAGAATGACAATGACTAACGATATTGTTAGAAGAACTTACAAAACAGACTTTATTAACAACACAAATACAAATACAATCGATGGCGAAGAGATTCCAGAAAGACAAAGCCTGTCAAAAGCACTTAAACCTAAGGCGGACAACTAATGCTATACTTTTATGACGGACAAATTAGAAGATATATTACACAAATAATACGGCTGTGTAGTAACTTTTCTGTAGATATGGACGGAACAAAAAAACAGGTTCCTGTTATGTACGGAGATTTAACAAGACAAGTTTCAAATATTATTAGAGACAACAGTGAAAATAAACTTCCAAGTGCGCCTCGTATGGCTGTTTATATTACTGCATTAGAAATGGACAGAGATAGATTAGCAGATGCGACATATGTAAGAAAAACAAATATTAGAGAACGTGCTTATGATGAAACAAATGAAGAATATTTAAACTTTCAAGGAAAAAATTATACGGTTGAACGTATAATGCCAACACCTTACTTGTTACGAGTAAATGTAGATATATGGTCAAGCAATACCGATCAAAAATTACAAATACTTGAACAGATATTAGTATTGTTTAATCCTAGTTTAGAAATACAAACTACAGACAATTACATAGACTGGACAAGTTTAACTGTTGTCAATTTAGAAAATTTACAGTTTACTAATAGAAGTATTCCAGTAGGTGTAGATAGTGAAATAGATATTGCAACACTTACACTTACTGCACCAATTTATATTAGTCCGCCTGCAAAAGTAAAACGTATGGGTGCTATTACAAATATTATTACAAGTATGTTTGACGAATCTAGAGGTACTATTGACTTAGGAGAAAGTTTCCCTGAGCTTAGTGCATACGACGATTACCCAACTCCGGGTGCTGTTGTAGGTTCGTTTGGCAGTGCAGCACAAACAGAAGTTAATGATCAAATGGCAAATGCAAACTATCAACGTATGGGTGTGTATGTGTCAGGCAATACTGCACAGATTATACACAGAGGTGCAGTAGGACAATATAGCTGGAGAGGATTGTTTGAAAATCTTCCAGGACCTTATTCAGCAAACGTGTCAAGAATTTTTCTTACAAATAAAAGTAGTGATGTTTTAATTACCGGTACTATAGGTATCAACACACTTGACGAAACGCAACTAATAATAAATTGGGATATAGATAGTTTTCCTGACGATACAGTAATTACAGGTCCAACGGGTGACAGAACTAGTATAGATTATATTATAGATCCGTTAAGATTTAATCCTACATCTGTAAAAACTTCCGGTACTAGACTATTACTATTAGAAGCAATTGGTGATCCAGACAACACTAATGCGGCGCCGGCATGGGCAAATGCTGGAGGTGCTAACTTTGTTGCAGACGCTAACGACATTATTGAATGGGACGGTTCAAATTGGCACATAGTATTTGATAGCAGCGAAACAACAGATGTTGTTTTTACTACTAATCTAAATACCAGTAAACAATATAGATTTACTGACGGTACTTGGTTCGAAAGCGTAGACGGCGAATATCCAGTTGGTACTTGGAGAATAGACCTGTACGGCTAACTACATATATGAGCAACAAAATCATATGTAGTGGCGCACTATTTTATGCACTAGAAACAAAAAGATTCTTGTTATTACATCGTGCAAACGGAAAACGTAATAACATGTGGGGTCTTGTAGGTGGGACAAACGAAGATGCAGAAACACCTTGGCAGGCCCTACAAAGAGAAATTAAAGAAGAAATCGGATCCTTACCTAAAATTAAAAAAACAATACCTCTAGAAACATTTATATCAAATGACGAACAGTTTTTGTTTCACACATATCTGTGTGTAATTGATAAAGAATTTTTACCTATATTAAATGAAGAACATAACGGGTATGCTTGGGTAGAATTAGGTAAATGGCCAAAACCTCTACATCATGGGTTGCGTAATACACTAACTAGTAAGACAAACTTAACAAAGCTAGATACAGTTTTTAAACTTATAGGATATATGTAATGCAAGGTAAAGTAATTCAACATAAATGGGGTAATGAATTAATATGGGCTGATACAGAGTCTTACAAAGGAAAGATTCTTGTGTTTAATGATCCAGGTAGTCAGACACCTATGCAGTTTCACAAAGAAACTAATAAAACTTTTTTTGTAAACACAGGTGCATTTAAACTAAGACATATTGACACAAACGACGGACAAATGTACGATGTTGAACTTACAGAAGGTAGCACCTTTTTTATAAATACATTAAAGCCATATCAGCTTACGTCATTGAATGCTCAAAGTAGTATTTCTGAAGTTAGCAACGGTGTGGAAAACGATGTATATTATATTGTACCCGCGGAAGTTAAGGAATAAAGATGCTACCAAAGCTAAGAAAAGAATCTAAGTTTTTACAAGATGTTAAAACACTAAGAGATGAAATTAAAAAAGTAAAGAACGAATCTCTTAAAGAAGAATGTACAAAACTTGTTAATAAATTAGTTGACCTTGCAGATCTTATTGATGTGGGTCATACTGCTAACCCAAACGGTCATATTAAACCTGGCCTAATGCAAGATTCAAGAACACAAATGTCTATCATAAGACAAACTGTTAGACGTAAACTTGATGATTACAAAAGAGGTTAAATTACACTCAATCTTTTAAGTGTTATAGCACCTACCATTGATGCGTGTGACTGGCATTGATATCTATAGTTGCCAAACAATGTCTCACGTATTCTCCAGTAAAGTACTCCGCTTGATTTTCCTTGGGCACTTGCTCCTGTACTTACAGTACCGTCTGGTGCAACATGTACAAGGCCGGTGTTGTATGCTGTACCCGAACCGTCTTGTATTTCAAACGGATGTCCAGCTACATTAGTTAAATCAAATGCTATTGTTGTTCCAGATAATGCATAAATTGTAGGATTGTCACCCTGGTAATGTGAATCAAATGTATATGCTGTTGCACCAGTATTGTCAACTCTTAACATTGCAATTGCTGGTTCGTATATATCTGCAACAGAAATTCCTGCTGCTGTCGCATCGTCAGTTCCGCTAAAAGTTGAGCTTCCGCCTTCACCGCCAGAACCTGTATAAGCAATTGTTAGTGTATCTCCGCTAACCGAAGTTGAAATATCTGTGCCACCGGCAATTGTTAGATTGTCTGTTGTGCTATCTGCTGTTGTAGAACCTGTATCGCCTGTGATAGTTGCCCAAAGATTCTGTTCAACGCCACCACCGCCGTCGCCGCCGGTGCCTGTGTAATTAATTGTTAAAGTATCATCTGTAATACTTGTGGCAATATCGGTGCCACCTGCTATTGTTAAAACATCAGCTGTTGTATTTGCACTTGTCTGTCCTGTATCTGCATCAATTTGTGTCCAAATGTTTTGTGCTACTAAAGGTGCTGATGCAGTTACAACATTCCATGCTATACCATCCCATTGCCATGTTGTGCCTCCGGATGTATATACATCGTTTATTTCTGGTGCGCTTGGAAAATCAAATTTGGCCATAATCTATCCTTTTTTATATTTATCCTGCGTTTAAACTTGTATTTGTAATCGATGCTGTTGTAGTAACAGGTTGTTTTCCGTATCTACTGTATAACATTCTATTTGGTGATCCCATGATAGATACTGTATAAGCATCATAGTCATTATCTAGTCCTGTGCTATATAATACAGGTTTAGCATCATTTGTAATTGTTTCTAGTAATTTGTCTGTAGTAATATAAGGTTTAACTTGACAATGCAAACACAATACACCTGCAACCTGTGGTGCTGCCATTGAAGTTCCGCCTATATTTGCTAGATTGTACGTGCCGTCGTAATCTCCTGTAGAACTACCAAACACTGTTACATTGCTTGCTGAACTAATAATATCAGTGCCAGGTGCCCAAATATTTACTCCAGGTCCTTTACAACTACTTCCAGCAGTTTTATCTCTTGCAGTACCTGCATCATCTTCAGTGGCGCTGTCTATATTTCCTGTCATAAAAGCACGTAATGAATAAGGACTGCTACCTCTATGATATGCTTCTTGTCCGCCTCCCAAATCAACAGTGTTATCATAATCTGCGCCAGTAGGAATATCAATTTTATGATAGTTATTTCCTGAGGCAATGCACACATGTACTCCTGCATCTATAAGTTCTTCTATATCTACATCTACACTTGCTACTCTTACTGGAATGTTTCTAAATTGTGTGAATCCGTCACTTAGTAAGGGTACTATTCCATATTGTCCCCAAAGTTGGAATCCACTTTCTCCTGCATAATTCCACGGTATACCTCTATATACTCCTCCTGTTGGATTAGTTTGAAAGCGTGTACCCGAATAACCCCAACTCATGTTAACAACAGTTGGACGCTTGTAACCTGTAACAGGATCAACTGGCTTGTTGTTGTGCCATTCTTTAATTGTGTCAAAACAATCACTAACAGGTATTCCTCCGTTAGGATCTGTTGGTCCTTCTAAGCCGTCTACTTTCATTGCGTATATTGCTGCACCTTTTGCAAACCCGTAAGTTTTGCCTGCACTTATTCCTGCGCAATGTGTGCCGTGTCCGTGATAGTCTGTATAGTGATCTGCTGGCATTGTTCCTGGTAGACCGCTTGCTGCGTACCAATCAAGTTCTACAAGCCTGCTAACTCCTTCACTATCGTGTAGCTCTGGATGATCTGCTTGTATGCCAGTATCTTGTATTACAATATCTACACCTGTACCGTCTAGTGCATATTCATAGTTCTGATCTGTAGGGTTAGAACCGGCACCGTAAATATTTGTTTCAGCATTAACTCTGCGTAAGCCCCAATTAGCTCTTCCATTATCAGGATCAGAGGTTTTAGTAAAATCAAATGTTTGAGTTAAGTTTAATCCTATTTTTATATCGTCTCTATGTTGTGGCGGAATTTCAACTTCTAACACTCTTGGGTCATTGCGTAATTCTGCTGCTTCTTCGTCAGTAAGCATCCAATGTGTCATACGCTTTGATCCTGGTCGCGGATTTGCTACAAGCACTGATCTAGCAGGTATTGGACCTGCGCCTGTTTCGGCAGCAAGTTCTGCATCAAAGGCTGCTAAATCAACATCTTTGTTTACAATAACAATATATTCTTTTTCAGTCATAACTTACCTTAAACTATCGGCTCTGTACTCACAATAACCCACGAACCGTTTACATACATTTCAGGACGATTATTTTGAGAGTTATAAATCAAATCGCCGTTCACTGCTGCAATTGCATCTCTTCCAGTGTCGTCAAAACTTGGTAATCTAAAAGGTCCGCTAGTTACAATCACTCCGTCTGGAGCAGTTAATGTAAGACTGCTTGCACTTTCAAGCACAGCAGCACCAACACCGCTGTTAGTAAAACTCGGTGCTGTGACACTATTAAATGTTACATCATCTGTAGTGTTAAGATCTTGGTCGTATGTAGCGCCGCCGCCACCAGTTGCAGCAATAGTAATTGTATTTCCTGCATCATCTGCGGTAAGTGTTACGTTGGAACCTGCTACAAAAGTAAGTTCGTCTGCACTATCACTGGGTGCAAGTGTTGTTGTGTCTACAGTAAATTGTGTAAATGCATTTGTCTGCGGAACACTAGGCTGCACCCAAAATTCGTCTCCTGATTCATCATCTGATCTAATGTAAAGTACACCTGTCGAATTGTTAAACCAAATGTTACCTACTACTGGTTCTTCTGGTGCTGTTTCACCTACTGCAATACTTGCTGCTTCTGCTGCACCTCCGCCAGGTTCAACAACAGAAATAGTGTTACCCATATTTAAATGTCTAGAACAATAATAGTATAGTGTAGTTGGAGTATCTGCTGTAACTAATAAAAATACTTTACGTTCTGTTGCCGCAGCAAACTTTGAACCGTTATAAATTTCTTTTGTAACTTCTTTGCCGTCTAGTTGATACTTAACATTTGTTTCGTACACAGTGCCTGCGCCTAGTTCCCCGTTAGGATCGTCTGCACTTAAATTAATCGGATGCTGATTGTTTGCTCCACCTTCTGGATTTGGATAGTACTCGTTAGTTTGATTGCTTTGATCAAACACATAGGTAT